AAAAAACGGGCGACACATGGGGCGATACTGACATCAGTGGTGAAGATGCGCGAGTTCAAGCAATCGCTAACGCGGTGTGGACGGATGCTGTGAAAAAAAGCTATCAGGATGCACAAGACGCCAACGCGCCTACCTAAAGGAGAAAACCAATGGCAGCAGTTTGGACAATTCGAAACGCTAATTACGTGTTATCAAAAGACGGAAAAACCAACGTCATCGAACGCATAGAGGCGCATGTCAGTGACAAGGACGGCGAGTTCACCGCTGGCGAAATGGCGGCGGCACGATTGCAAACTGACGATTTGTCTAGTTTTAAAGCCTATGCTGACGTCGTAGAGGCCGATTGCGTGACATGGATCAAAGAGGCACTCGGCGCGGATCAGGTCACCGCCATCGAAAAACGACTACAAGACAATATCGAAGCGCATAAAAATCCCACACATGGAAACGGTCTGCCCTGGGTGAGCTAACTTGTGGAAGACATCGTTTCGATCATCAACGAAGTCGGGGTTCCGGTTGCTGGGTTACTCGGACTTGGTTGGTTGTTGTGGCAATTACTTTCCAAGATTATGAACACGCTAGAAAACAAAGTGGATGCAATCGATGATTCGATCAACACGAAGATGAGCAACATGGAACAACGGTTGATGACGCAACTGGAAACGCAGCACGGCATCATCATCAGTCTGATTGATCGTGTCCGCGCGGTCGATAATCAGACCATTCGCCAGGACGTCCTTCTAAAAACGTTGCTAGGTGTGCCGAATCTGATCGATCACGAAAAGATAGCGAAAGCCGAACGCGATGATCAGCGCAAGGATTAGCGTCTTCTTGCTGGCGTCGATCGCTTTTGGCGATCAGATGACACACCAGTTCGCGAGTCCGAGTTTCAGCGGGGTTGGTACATCGTCGCATTATCTGACGATAGAGAATCAGGAATTCAATCGTCGTGAACAGATTCGAAAAGACGCGACCGCGTTGTTTGATAAGGCGAAACGTGACGAAAAGAATTCCACACTCGCGCGGTTTCTGAGAAATCTTGAAAGCCGCGTGTATGCCCAATTGTCTAGACAGTTGGTTGATCAACTGTTCGGCGAAGATCCGTCGACGGAAGGACTGATCGAACTGCTCGGAAACACGATCGAATACACCGTCGACGGCGACATGATCACTTTGACCATCACCGATAGTGAAGACCGTGTTACAACGATCACCGTGCCAATCGGCTCTTTTACTTTTTAGTTTTATCGTGACCGGTTGTTTGCCGCTCGTTCTCGATCCGGTAGATAACAATCTGCCACCGGTACGCCACATGTCGAAGGCGACCGTTATGGATTTGGTCATGCCTGAATTGTCGAATCTACCCGAACCGGAGCAGATGCCCGTGGTGGCAATTTACGACGGCGCGTTCATGGATCACACCGGACAACGATTGTCGAACAGTCAGTTCGCGAGTTTCTCCACCGCGATCACACAAAGTCCGGAGTCGTTTCTGATTCGCGCGTTAAAACGTGCCAGCAACGGCAATTTTTTCCACGTCGTCGAGCGCGTCGGATTGGAACACGTCACTCGTGAACGACAACTGATTCGAAACACGCGTGCCAATTTCGACGATGAATCGCCGTTGATGCCTTTACGCTTCGCCGGTCTACTACTGGAAGGCGGCGTCACGAATTTCCAAGCCAACGAACGCAGTGCTGGACTCGGTGCGCGATTGTTGTCCATTGGAACCACGCGTCAATATCGCGAGGATACCGTGACGGTAGCTTTGCGCATGGTGTCCGTCAGCACGGGCGATGTATTGCTCGAAGTGTTGGTCACCAAAACGATTTTGTCCGCGAGTTTATCGCAAGATTTATTTCGGTTCGTGTCGTCTTCGACCGAATTGATCGAAGTGGAAGGGGGTGTCACACGCAACGAATCGATGACGCTGGCGTTAGCCGGTGCGATCGAAATGGCAGTTTTTAATCTAATCAACGAAGGTGAAAAAAATGCCTTCTGGAGTTTCAAATGAAAAAACTATTGTGTGTCTTGTTGACGCTGACGGCGTTCGCGGATAATGAAATATTCGTGGACCAAAGTTCCAGTAACCTGGAGCTAAACTTGGAGCAACTGGGTAGCACTAACCTGATCGGGGGCTCGGATGCGGTGGCCGGTGACATGACGCCGCTCGATCTCGACGGCGCAACGATGGATCTGACGATTAACCAGATTGGAACCGCGAACGTTTTTCGTGGTGACATATTCGCCGACACGTCGACTTTCCTGTTTGACTTCGACGGGTCTTCGAACATTTTCGACATCCAGGTCGATCCGACCAATACCTATTCCGTGGACAACTCCGATTTCAATGTGGACGTGGATGGCTCTTCCAATACGTTCGAATTAAATGTCGGCACCACGGCCATCGCGGAGAACTTCGATCTCGATTGGGTGATCGTCGGGAGTAGCAACGACTTCACGGTGACGGTGAATTCCGATGAGTCGACACAAGACATTGACGTGGATGGAGATTCGAATGTTTTCAACATCATCCAGAAAAGCACACTCGCATCGGACTGGCTACAACTTATTACGGTGGGCGATAGTTCTAACATTTGTATCGTTCAGGATGACGGCGGAACCAGCACCACCTGTTGATGTGGGGGAGATCAGTGAACTGCGTGGCGTCGCCCAGGTCGTGCGCGATGTGCCTGTGCCGGCGAACCTGGCGTTCGGTATTCAATCGTTAGATCGATTGGAAACCGCCGCCGGCCGTATGGCGGTTGAATTTCTCGACGACTCGGTTGTGCGACTAACCGAAAACAGTCGACTGGTCGTCGATGAATACGTGTATGACCCGAACCCGTCGAAAGGAAAGATGGCGTTAAACTTCGCCAGTGGCACGGCGCGATTTATCACCGGCAGTCGTATCGATAAAAAGCGATTAATCTTGCGCACTCCATCAGCAGACTTGTCTATTCGTGGCACCGATTTCAGCGTCACCGTCGACCCCGATATGGGGCGCAGTCTGATCGTCTTGTTACCTGATGAATTCGGCAACAGCAGCGGCGAGATTGCGGTGACGACGGCGATCGGGACGGTGATTCTGAACAAACCATTCGAGGCCACGACCGTGCGCGTGTTTGAATCGAGACCGTCGAAACCGGTGATTCTCGATATCACGTTGCAAATGCTCGACAATTTGTTGTTGGTCAATCCACCGGAGCCGGTCGCAGACAGTGTCGAAGAAAACACCGAATCGAGTGGCGCGGACTTTCTCGATTTCAACGATCTCGACGTCGACTTTCTCGCGGAAGATATGCTTGCCGAGGACTCGAATTTTGAATTCACAGAACTCGACATCGATTATTTGTCGACCGATTTTCTGACCGATTTATTATCGATTCTAGACGCGCTCGACACTGACGACGAGAAAGACGCGCTCGAACAAATCGCAACGTCGATCGCGATTGCTGGCACCGAGGTCGGCCAGGACCGCGTCACCCAGATTGTGACTATTATCGATGGGCAGAACGTGAGTCTGCGACGCAATGTGCAACACAACACGCGCATCGATCTCAATGGCACGAACGCATACACGGTCATTTTAGTGCAGGACGGGGTGTCGCATACGGTCAAGATCAATGGCGGCACCGGTTCCACAATTCGGATTTCACAGGGGTCGTGAAACCGTTTGTGGTCTTGCTGTGTTTGATCGCGTTGCGTGTGTGGGACCCGTGGCCGGTGGAGTCCATTCGCTTACGCGTGTTCGATGCGTTGCTACGCAGTGTCGAATCGCGTGATGCCGAATACGTTGCGGTACATGACATCGATGAAGCGGCATTGGCTGAACACGGTCAATGGCCGTGGCCGCGAGACCAACTCGCCACACTGAACCGACAGTTGTTGAACGACGGTGCGGCCGCTGTCGTGTATACGGTGCTGTTTCCCGAAGTGGATCGATTTGGTGGTGACACAGCGTTTGCCGAAAGCATGTTGGAGATGCCCGTGTTTCTCTCAGCCGTGGCCACCAATCAAACCCAGCGTGTCGAGGGCTACGACATCGGGGTGTCGATGATCGGTCCAGTGCTCGACAGCGTGCCCACCTACTCCGGAATATTGCCGAATACCGATGTGTTGCAACGCACCGCATTCGGAACGGGGGTAGTCAACTCCGCACCGGAGGTCGATGGTTTGGTGCGGCGCGTCCCGATGTTAGTTCGTGTGGGTGATGCGTTATACCCCGCGCTCGCACTCGACGTGTTACGGGGGATGGCCGGCGATCCGAGTTATCAGGCCAAGGCCGACGACGCCGGTATGCAATCCGTGCGGGTGCCTCAATTCTCAACCGTTGAAACCGATGCGCTCGGTCGCGTGTTTTTGGATTGGTCGACGCGTCTCGATGATCAGGTGCAAGGCAAGATCGTTTTTGTTGGGGTGACGGCATCGGGAGTGTCACCGCTCGTGCCGACACCGATCGGAGCAATGCACGCTCATCGTATTCAAGCACGGTTGTTCGAGACCTTGGCGGCAGGAACCAACCCGACCCGACCGGCGTGGAGCATTGTGGCCGAAATTTTATCAATTGCGGGTTTTGGTCTTCTTGTCGTCGTGTGTGCGCGATTTCTACCAGTTCCCTATGTCGTTGGGTCACTACTATTGATCTCGGCTGTCAGCGCGTCTGGTGCGCTCTACGCGTTTGGTGCATATAAATGGCTGATGGACGGCTCTTTTTTGGTCCTCTCGACGCTGATCACCGGCGGGGTCGGGATCGGTCAGCGCATGCTGGTGGAATTCCGTTTGAAGTTACAGATCAAAAAACAGTTTTCCACGTATCTCGATCCACGCCAGGTGCGGCGACTACAAAACAATCCCGACTTGTTAACCCTTGGTGGTGAACGTAAACGGGTCACGGTCTTATTCACCGATGTGCGCGGGTTTACTACAATAAGTGAACAACACGACGCGGCCGTCGTGCACCGGTTGATGTCCGAAGCACTGAGCGCACAGGTTGACGCGATCCACCAAGCCGGTGGGATGGTCGATAAGTTCATTGGTGATGCGGCCATGGCGATCTTCAATGCACCGCTCGATTTGGACGGTCACGAACAAGCGGCCATAGACTGTGCACAACAAATGCTCGTGAACCTGGAAGTGGTGAACAAACAACTGAACGCGGAAGGATTGCCGACGTTGAAAATCGGAATCGGGATCAACACGGCGGAGGTGCTGATCGGAAATCTGGGGTCGACTCAGCGGTTCGATTATACGGCGATCGGTGATGGTGTGAATGTGGCCGCGCGATTTGAAAGTGCGACGAAGGAAGCCGGCGTGGACATTCTGATCGGTGAGGAAACCGCACAACATTGTCAAACTGAGTTAGAATCGTTACCAGCTATGTCACTGAAAGGCAAAGCGAAAAAAGTCCAGGTCTACACAATCAAGGGTGCAACATGAATGTCGAGAACATCAACGAAGAGCTACTAAAAAATATCATCACCATCATCGACGTGGCGACGGAGCGCGGCGCGGTACGTGGTCAAGAATTACTCGCGTGGGCGATCACACGCAAGACGATCGCAGAAGCATTGAATCCGCCAGTCGAAGAACCCGTGGAAGCTGTCGCCGAGATTGTCGACAACTAATCCTGGTCCGCGATCCAGGTCATCACATCGGAGTAACGCCACAACGCTTTTCGTTTCGAGAATCGTAACGGTCTGGGAAACGGTTTGTCCTTCTGGAATCGCATGCGGTAGAGCGTCGAGCGCGACAACTGCGTCAATTTCTCCACGTCTTTTTCAGTGATGAATCGGTCGTCTGTCATAGAGTTGTTAGCGTTTCATGTCTGATCGTAAACGTTACAAAAAGTGGAATATCAAAACAACCGTTACGCGCGTATTAGTGAACAAAAAAAAGACGTGACTATGCAGATCTGATCGAAAAAATTATCGAGCGGGGTGGAAAGCGGGGACAATTATATTTTAACCCATATAAGTCATTGATAATAAAGGGAATAGGGTTCCCCTAGGGGACGCCACCACGTTTGACATGCATTGACATGATGTGACTAATATCAATAACTTACGGCGTTATTAGTGACATGGTGTGACATGGAATGTCTGTGCTCGACAGTTCAGCGGGGTGGAAAACGGGGTGGAAAAAATCCATAATGCAGGGGTAGGCGTCCCATGTGGACGCCACACCTATATACTCCAAGGGGTGTTGGAGTAGCACGATGGAAAGAAACTATGTTGTCGATTGCCACGATACGAAAGTTTGCATCAACTCCAGGGTCCAAATCGGTTTCGCCGAACCTATATCTAAAGACGCGAGAGCGCTCTGGGAAGCTATACAGCACTTGGTTGTATCGCTTTGAACGTGATGGAGTTCGCACCGAACGAAGCCTTGGGTCCTTTCCGAAATGCTCCTATAAGGAAGCGCGAGAAGCGGCCGAACTTCTGAATGCGCAAGCGCTGATCGATGGCAGGTCGCCGATCAAAACCATCGACCGTCGACGCGCAGAAATGCAGCCGAAGATTGAAACCGTCGCACCGACGTTTCGAGAATTAACCGAGCGTTTCATTCAGGAAAAGAAAAAACCCGCATGGAAAACGAGGAAGTCCGAGGTCAATTTCCGCTATCGGGTTGAAACGTATCTGTACCCAACGTTAGCCGACATACCAGTGGATCAGATCACGACCAAGCATGTCGCCGATGCGTTGCGTGATTCGTGGGTCGACAAACATGAAAGCGCAAGGAGATCTGGTCAAATCTTTTCTTCAGTGATCAAGTGGGGAAACGATCTCGACTTGTGTGCTATTCGAAACCCGCTCGATCGAGGGGTATTGAAAAATGTAATGCCTGAATTCTATGGCGAAGTACGACACCAGTCGGCATTGCACTGGAAAGATCTGCCTGCCTTATGGAAGCACATCGATTCCGACAGTCGAGCACAGGTGGCGTTGCGATTTTTTATACTGACCGCGCAACGATCATTCGATGTGCGTTCTGCAAAATGGGAAGACATCGACCTCGACAGGGGCTGTTGGACCGCGTTGATCCACAAGTTGTCACACAAAAATTCCGAGTACCGATTGCCGGTGCCGCTTCCGCATTCGTTAGTCGTGGACCTACGGAAGTTGAAAGCGACCCAGGCAGGGGCATCGGTGTTTGTGTTCGGGGGAAACGGTTCGTCCTTTGGAATCTCTGACACGGCAGTGATGAAACAGTTGCGGCGATGGGGTTTTGATGGCGACAACGGCCAACCCACACTACACGGGTTGCGTTCCACGTTTGCGAACTGGAGTAAGAACGCCAATGTGGATTGGGAACTGCGTGAATTTCAGTTGAGCCATGTAGGGAAAGACAAAGTGAAACTAGCCTACTGGCGTGACCCTGCGTTTGAATTGCGTCGTGAGATAATGGACCGTTATGAAAGTTATGTGATTAACGGGTCGCCCGATGATGATGATCATCAGAAGCCTTCGAAGCGGCAATCGCATCTTCGAGCCATTGCTTAACGTCGGCAGCGACAAATAAACGACGGTGGGATAGGCGGATCGGGCGGGGAAAATTCCCCGCATCTACCATGCGCCGAATGGTCCTAATGTTTAGGCTGGTCAATTCACCGACGTCTCGATAAGACATGAACCCTTCTGTTTTATAATCACTCATTGGTTTGTGTCCTTCCTTAATGCCTCGTTGCGCCAGAACGGTGAGGCGACCCGTCTGTAGCAAATCGTCGGTCCATTTGAGTGGGAATTAGAGGAACCCACACAACAGGAACAACGATTGTCTGGCCGGGACTCCATCACTAAGAAACACGCGACCCCGATCAATGGCGACAGCATGATGCAATGTGGATGAAGTGCAGCAACCAAACCGAATAACAGGAAGTGGATCACTTCAATCATCGCTGACGGTCTCTATGTGTATGCGTGTCGGTCCGAACTCGGAACGCAGTGATTTCACTGTCGAATCGGTTTTGTCGAAGTCAAATTCGTGACGTGTTAGAAAGGCGAGTTCACCCGACGTGTAGTGTCGATCGCCCTCGATCGCTGAGTTCACGAACGTGTCGCCGTTGTTGTTCTTATAGGTGATCGCGTCGTGTTGCATGTCGATCACCTTGCCTGGTACTAACAAGGGAATGAATAGATGCGACGTGCAACCAGCCAACTGCGCCTGATAGTCCAGGTGCTTCTTTTTCAATGAGCAGTGCCAGCGGTTACCGTCGAGGTCCGGTCGGGGTTTCGCAAATACGCAGTTACGACAATTCGGTTCGCGTGGTGTGAAGTCGTTGAAGTACACCCCGTAGTCGTCCGCGTGCATGTAGTTTTTCGCTTTGTAGAACGAGCGGGTGTAGGCGCGCGTCAGTTCATCGGTCTCGACGGGGTTCAAGTACACCAGGTTTTCGGCGCGTTCCTTATAGGACTCGTACACGGCAGGGATAAAATCGATCGTTTCGGAATAGAATTCCGAGGTGTTCTTGTTATATACGAGCAGGATCGCGGATTCGATGTCGTCGTTGCCGAGTTCCCGCAATGCGCCGATGTAGTATTGGACCTGTGCAAAATAGGCCACATCCCACCCTTGCAGACCTTTTCGTTCACACTCACGGAATCGGGCTTGGTTGGCCGACTTGATTTCCAGCACGAAGCGACCGTTCGTGTCGGGCAGTCCGGAAATGATGTTGTCGACGTGCCACTTCACATGTCCGCCGAATTGTTCACCACCGATTTGTGACCCTTCGAGCTTGACGTGCGGCAGCATGGCCAAGCGTTCGAGTGTGCGTTCTTCAATGTGAGTGCCGTCGTTCAGAATACGCATGGTTTTCGGTGAACTGCTGTTCAACAGACACCACCGCCAGGTGAGGAACACCCAGCTGAAGCACTCGTGTCCGAGGGACGATACGCCCAGATAGTCGCGGCGCGGTTCCGCCGGCGGCGGGTTGTCGTCGATGTATCCGGCTAGATCCATTAGAAGGGAACGTCATCGTCCAGAAGGTCCGCTTCTGGTTCTGGCGTAGGTTTGGATGGGGTGTCGATGGCCTCGATCTTGGAGAGCTTCAGAAAATCTCCGTCCTTGGCTACCGTCGCGTGAAAGCGTTTGTCGATTAGTTGAAGCGCAAACTCGTTATCGATATGCGGCGTTTTGTCAGCACCGACATAAGTGCCGATGGTCTTGACCGTGATGATATTGTCGACCTGACGAACGCCTTCCGCATCCATCACCATAAAAAAAACGACACCCACAGGTGAGTCCGAATGTGTCACGGATTTGACGTTCAAGCTGACGATGTGGTTCTTTTTAGCGTTCTTGTATTTCTTCGCATCGACAATCAATAGATCCTGTTCGCCCAGCACAAACGCGGGGCTTGATTGAAGCGCTATGTCATCGTCTGGATCGTCCCAGGGAATAAGGTCGTCATCTGTCGTGATTCCTTTGATCATGTGGTTGATTCCTTGATCGCTTGTTGGATGGCGGCGAACGACAGCTCGATTTTGTCGGGGAGTTTGCGCCGTTGTTTCGCCATATAGTGTGTGGATGATTTCGTGAACAGACGGCGTTCGCCCAGGGACCCGCGTGTTTTTCCGTCCTTGTCGTAGAAGGTGTTATCGAATTGAGCAAAAAACACGTAGTCGCTCCACTCGGAGACCAACGGGGCAACCTGTGTGCCTTGCAACTTCAACGTGTGCATGTCGTGTTCGATGAGATCCACGTTGTCGTCCATCTTGCGGATGGTCGAGTGTGCCAGTAACAACACACCACACTTCCGTTTTTGCTGAAGGTCGCGCAATTTGGACAACAGCACGCGCGTTTCCATGCCGGCCATCGGGAACCCTTTTCCATGCGGGATGTCTTGCATCTTCTCGTATTTGGTGGGCGCGGCGACATGGTCAAAAATCATTTCCTGCAACCAGTCGAACGTGTCGATGCAAAAAAGACTCAGCGGTGTTTTTTTGTCGGTGAGCAGTTCTTCGATCAGTTGATACAGATCGTCGAGTGTTTGAATTCGGACCCGACGACCGTCCTGATGATGCGCGCCGCCCTCGGTATCGACCACCAAGGAGTCTTTGACTTGCATGGCTAACGTCGTTTTGCCGATACCGGCAGGACCATACACCAGGAACCGATTCGGGATGTCGTCCTTGGTGGTGCGGATTTGTTCGAGCATCGTCGTCATTCGACACGCTCGATGCGAATCGGTAACGGATCAGGGGTTTTTTTCAGGCGGTGGACGAGTCGCGTGAAGAATTTTCGTAGCATACGGTTCTCCCAATAGAAGAGAACACGATAACCCGATGCTGTTTTAATTGTCTACAATATGTAGAACTTTATTCGCTTTTTCTGCCCGTTGAGGTAGGACACGCGTCGGCACAAAGATGTCACGCTCTTTGGCACTTTCGATCATCATCTGTCGAAACTCGGTCGGAATTTTCCAGAGAAAAATAGTCTGATGGTGCCGAATTAGGAGATGCGGAGTGAAGTGACCCCAGACCGCGACGCCAAAACGTTCATGTAGAAAAAACGACGGTGCTTTGGTTTGCAACCACGCCAGATCGCGCGCGTGGGTATCCCACGGCGGCGATTGTCTCTTGTTGCTTTCATCGAAGTACAACCAATCGAATCCGCCTAGTCGTCGCGATGGCTTTGGTGAATTCTTCCGCAACGCATTCGATTCGGCGATGCAATTTTGCAGAAACAAGGTCGACGGTTCAGACAGCTCGTTGGTGATGTCGATATGACTACCGCGTGCAATGCTGGTTTTAATCGTGTCCATCCATAAAAATGGTTGAACGTGTGTGATGTAGGACGCGCGAATGGTCTCGTTCGTGATCGCGACACCCATCCATAGGCCATCATCGTTGACGACGGTCATCCACTGCGGTTGATCGCCATACATGCGAAGTCCAACCAGTTTAGGAGCCATCTGCCGCTGCATGGTCAACTTCAGCAGCCACGATTTGTGCCGTTTGACCGAGTCCGAGACAAATATGCGGCGATCGGGCGTGTCGACGCCGTCTTTGATGAATGCGTCTGGCGGTGTCTTCGTTTCGAGTTTGTGGAACAACTCGTAGGTGGCGAAGGCGATGGATTGTTCTAGTCGTGTCAACATGGGGAAAACGTCTCGAATGTGTCGGTTAGAGTCAATGGTGCAATTGTACTAAGCGCCGTTGGTTTTTGGTTTGGAGCCGCGCAGTTCATCAATCATGTCGCGGATCAACAGTTGGTGTCGAGGTGACAACGTCCCGATTAACTTGGCGAGTTCGTCCTCTTCCGGTGTGGTTTTTTCGATGCCGTGCATCAACCACGCAACCGACTGGCCGAACGCCTCGGCCAACGCGGTTTGAACTTCCACCGTAGCCGGTTTGGTTTGGTTGTGATGCCATCGATGCACCGCTCCGCGTTTGATTTCTTGTTCGTGTCCTGCGTTTCGCAGATTGGTCGTGACCATGTCGGCTATTTTTTGATCCGAGTATTTGAACAGGTTCTTCAAATGCGTCAGTCGATCGGCAAATGTTTCCATGATGAATGTCTTGTTGTTTCAGGTCTGTTCTGAATGATTACAAAAAATGGAGATGGTTCGCAAGTCATAGCCACCGATTCACCAGTGGGTTATGTTTTATATTTCCACAATATGTAGACACCTCCGATGGGTTACCCGATCAATGACGACGTCTGGAAACGGATCATGGAGCGCACTTCGGTCGTCGAACTCGCGGAACATTTCCAACTGAAGTCCAGGGCCGCCGTCTATTTTTGGAGACAACCCGATCGAGGCATTCCCTATGAACGAGCATTGGCATTGTCCGAACTGATCGGACTTTCCGTCGACGAAATCATTCCGGACCGGAAAAAATATGTCAAAAGTGGTTGATCTCAACGCGCACCAGGCCATCGTCAACGATTTCATCCGGATCGTGTTGGAGGACATGGCAGACACGGTCGCTATGTTTGTCTTATCGGACAAATTCGAATCGGCAACCAAGGACCTGGCGACTATCCTCGATATCGATGAACTCGAAGCGGCGAGTCTGTTAGGACCGCCGACGGTTACCTTGCGCAAAGTCTTGGATCAAGCCGTGTCGGACATTATTCGCAATGAGTGACGACCTGCCACCCATCGATGCCTACGATGAAGTGAAGAATGAAACCGTGATTCATGCGGACTTTCCACGACACGGTCGAAAAATCCGCGTCTATTCGTTACCGGAATTGTCCACACTACCCCGACCCCGTGACATTCTCGGCGATGGTTTTTTATCGGCGGGAACGCGTGCATTG